ATCCATCCCGTCTTGTATTGGTTTAAAGAAGAATGGATAATTGACGGATATTGGTACAACCTTGTCGGTAAACATTTTTTTAGCATCAGCCCCGGATTTTGATAAGATACCATATCTAGCGTCCGAGGAGATAGTAGCTTGGTTAACAGTTTCCGATGATGCCATGAATGAAAACCCACTACGTCTATTTTTGAGGTAGCACATTCCGTAGCATCTTGTATCTGCTTTGCAAGCTTCCCAGAATATAAAGAATAATCTATTTGCTTCTCTAAACTCTGGCTTCCCAACATCAATCTTGGTCCACTGCAAGTACATATAATGAGCGCCAGTGATATAAGTAAGATTATTTTTGTTGTAAAACCAATAGCCTTCATCGCGTTTGGTAAATTCTCTATCAATATAAACATGCCACTTATTTTTAAACTCTGTTGGTAAATCTTTCCAATCAAATATCGTTTTTAATTTTGATAATTGTTTTGGATATTCTTGTACCTCCCATTTGTTATTTCCTTTACTAATATTTTTTGGTGCAGGTGGTAATGCTATTTTAAGATTTTGGATTTGATATATTTCACCAATTTGACCAGTTTTTGATATAACGATAATATCATTTTCTTTATTGTAGCCATAGTTCCATTTTTTTGATTTATTAAGCCTTTTAATAGTATTAATTTTTACAGGCTCAACTATCTTATATAAAGTTTGTTCGTACATTATTTAGATCTTCTTTCAGCAAACCCCTTAAAGGTGTCATCTTTTTCTTGTACTGTTGTGCCCTCTATCAATGCCTTTTCTTGTTCAATACGATTAAGTATTTCAAAAGCATCGAATATAGCTAGCTTTTTTGTAGCTGCAGCATTTTTTAATCTATCTGCTGCTACATCTTCTTCTGAATCAACAATAGGCTCTTTTGCAACTTTAATTAATTCATCAACTGCCTTTTGCCCAGCTTGGATTATATTCTTTTTCGTTTCCTTGACGTTCATACTTAATTGTTATAAATTTAGTTAATACTCTATATAGTCTTTCACCATCAACAACAAACTCATATTCGCTGTTTGGTCTAAAGCCAACTAAATCTCCTATATTAATATCATCAAGATTTTTACTTATATATTTTATAATTCCTCTATAAGGAACTTCTTTGTTATTTGATAATATATTATTAGATATAATCGGTTTTACAAAACAATATTCATCAGGTGCATACCATTTATTATTTCTTTTATATAAAAATATTTGATCTGGGTATACTAAGTATTTGTTTTCTTTATAAAAACTTTTTGTATTTACTTCTTTACCTTTTTGATTATACCATCTTCTAAAAACATTATGATGAACAATAACTTCATCATTAACTTTTATTTTTGTATTATTTTCTTTAGGTACCGCTAAAACTATTCCAGTACGACTTACATATCTGTGATCAGAAATTTCTGAATTTAATATTAAATTTTTATTTCCAATTTTTTTTATATTATCGTATCTTTCGTTTTTAGGTTTAACTATAAAGCTAAATAAACTTTGCATTAATATTCTAAATTATATTCAACAGCAATAGCCATGTTTTTATTAAAATCTTTCCAAGGCAATACTTCTTTACCTTTTTTAATATAAATAGAAAATTTATCTTCTTCTTCTACTATTGAATCTATTGTATGGCCTCCATATACATCTTGGCCTACTGAGTAGTGCATTGCGTCATTTTTATAATCTCTTCCTATACTAATTTTTCTTACTAAAGATGTCATTACACTTCTAAATTTGATTCTAGTTTTCCAGTTTGCATATTTATTTTTACGTCTCCGTATTTATCTTTTAATTCCTTTTGGAATGTAGCAAAGTCACCTTGAACATCATGTATTGCGTGTAGTATCGCATGTTTTTCCATTTCAAGTTGACCAACTCTGGAAGTTGCATTATTTATTTTTTTAGCAAAATCTTGGATTTGCTCTAATTCGTTTTTGTTTACTTTTTTTGCCATATTAAATTAAATTATTTTTTATCTGCAAGAAACCAATCTTTATAAGTTTCTCTTTTTTTACATACATAATCAAAATATAAATCAACTTTTTGTTTCCAATTTTTATCTATTTCTGGATTAATAATTCCTGATTTATAATTTGAAAAAGTTTTATTAATATATTCTTTAGCGTTCCATTGGTTTGCTAATAAATGATTATTTATACAATAAAATGAACCTCTTTGTATATTATTCCAAACATCAATAGGTTCTGTTTTTTTACCAGTAACTACGCCATATACACAACTTTCACTTATATGTGTTGTATATACACCTGTTGCTTTTTGCAAATAGTAGTACATGTTTATATCTCTAGGTAGTATATTATCTTCACCAAAAAAATCTTTCAACTCACCTATAATTTGATGCGTTGTAATCGGATGAGGTTTAAAATAAATATTATCACCGTGTTTTTTAGATATATATTTCAATCTATTTAAACATACGTTTTCACGTACTTTATTAGATCCAGGTAAAATAACTATATAATCTTTTGAAGGATATTTATCGTACTCTTCTCTTCTATTTTGATACTTATTTGCATCATTATTTACAATTCTATCTATAAGCCATGAAGAGTAATCAAGAATTTCAGAGCTACTAGGGGTAGCCGCGTCTATCATCTGTTCATTTCTTATTTTAAAATTTAAAGGTTGCAAATAAAAACATCCTGCATATTCTGTATATGCCATTGTTTTAAAATATGGCATTTCTTCAGCTAGAACATCGTAACTATGCTCTAACCCGTGTTCCCCACACTTTCTAATTACATAACCCTCCACCGCTTCTAGGTCATATAATTGTTTTGATTTTTTTAACGGACCTATGCGTTTATTTAGCTCCGTTTTATTAAACATTTCCATAAAATTTGATTTAATTGAACATAATATATTTATTACATACTTTTATTCAATACTAATATAATTACCTACCGTCGCCAAATGAATGACCACCTAATTGTCCAAAATCACCACCACCCCAAAAACTAGTAGTTGTTGAAAAAACTGTAACTGTTGCAGTGCTAGTGTTAAATGTAGTAACAGTACTTGTATTAAATGTTGTACTAAATGTTGTTGATGTTGTTCTAAGCGTTGATACTGGAATACCTTCTAATTCATCAGCAGATGTACTTCTAGATTCTTCAAATGTTGTAGTCGTTGTATATACTGTAGTTGTTGTGTATACAGTTGTGGTGCTAGTGTTGAATACTGTTGTAGTTGATTTACTAGTTCCAAATGTTGTTGTATATACTGTATTAGTAGTAGTACTAGTATTGAATGTTGTTGTTGTAGTAGTACTAGTATTAAACACTGTATTAGTTGTATATACGGTTGATGTCTGCCTACTCTCTATTGTCGTTGTACTAGTATTAAACGTTGTTGTTGTATTAAACGTAGTGGTGGTACTAGTATTAAATACTGTATTTGTTGCAGTCGAAGTATTAAATGTAGTAGTAGTGCTTTTACTTGTATTAAATACAGTACTGGTTGTATATACTGTAGTTGTACTAGTGTTAAAAACTGTTGTTGTGTTTGTACTAGTATTGAACGTAGTACTTGTGGTATACGTTGTAGTCGTACTTCTAGATTCAGTTGTATTTTTTGACGTAGAAAAAGTCGTAGTATATACAGTTGTTGTAGCAGTTGACGTGTTGAATGTAGTAGATGTAGTATATGTTGTTGTTGTACTTCTACTTTCAATAGTATTTCTGCTTGTTGAAAACGTCGTGGTAGTTGATTTACTTGTGCTTTTACTCGTATTAAATGTTGTCGTAGTATTGGTACTTGTATTAAACACTGTTGTTGTTGCATATACAGTGTTAAAAGTTGTAGTGGTGCTTTTTGAAGTTATAGTCGACGTGTTAAACGTTGTTGTTGTTGTATATGTTGTAGTAGTACTTCTAGACTCTGTTGTATTTCTTGAAGTTGCAAATGTTGTAGTAGTACTTCTACTAGTATTAAAAGTAGTTGTAAATACCGTTACAGTTACTGTGCTAGTGTTAAAAGTTGTTGTTGTACTTTTACTTGTATTAAAAGTTGTAGTCGTACTT